ATTTTACTAGTGAACCCATCACTACCCGTTTCAGGCATTTCGTTATTATACAACCCCATAAAATAAGCAAACCCAATAGCCACTATAATCCCTATTATGGAATTATTTCCTAAATATTTTAAACCATTCGATATTAAGCTTAGTGTAGCTAGAATAAAAAAGAAAAACTTCTTATAAGCAAATGTATCCTTTATAAAGTCTAACACCCCATACGTTTTGTTAGTTTTTGGAATTTTATAAGTTGCCAATAACGGAGAAATTAGCCCATATGCAGTAAAAACTATAGGCATAATAAAGGTAGAACATAATCCTATTGGAATCCATAAGAAGAAAAACAACACCAATTTAACAAATCTTACAAATGATATTTGTTCTGCGGATTCCCATTTTGATTTATCGGTTTCATCAGCGTTTCTAAATAATTCAGGTATGTTTATAAAATGATAAAAAATGCTTATGCATAGATTAAAGAAATATAACCCCATCCAAATAAATATTCCGAATATTCCATACAAAAACATAATCACTGTTTCAGGAAGAAAACTCAAATAAAAGAAAACACTGTTAATAGCCAGAAAGTTTTTCGCAATTAAGTTGTCATAAACACGCGAAAAAAATAAAGGCGCATTAGCTAATAAACCTGTAGTTGGGTTCGCATTCTTTTTTAAAGAACATAAAAACCCGTCACTAAAACTGTCTAAATATTCTACTGAATTGAATATAGCTTTTTGAGAAACTGTGTCTTTGCTTTCGGACCAAAAAGTCGGTCTCATAATGTTCATATCGATAGGCATTTCTTTAACCACTCTATCAAAAACGGTATATGGTGCTAATTCTATATTATCCGGAAGAATATTAGATTGAGCTACTTTTGTGGTGTATAATCCAAGACCACCAATAAAAAAAATAGCTATTCCTATAGTAAATACTATACTAGATATATAATTAGTTATAAATCCTTTGAAATCCGGCGTAACATCAGTATCTTCGGTTTTTTTTTCATCAATTGTACTTGTATCTTCTGTTGTAGACATTAGTTATAATAAATATATATTAAATTCTTATAAATAAAACAATTAAAATATAATATTAATTGTATATATATAATGTTAAATTATAAATATACAATATTATATACTGTTGTTAGTTTATTTCTATTTTGGTTAGTAATAAAATATGGTAGCAGTTTGATATTAAATAAAATTTCTTTGAAAGAAGCTTTAACTAACGGTAACAATTCTTCAACCAACGGTAACAATTCTTCAACCAATGGTATAAATACAAATGCTTTAACCGAATTTGAGAGATACTCCGAAAAGGTTATACCATATCCAAAAGATGCCGTGATAAATTATAATGATGTTAATTCACCATTATATAGTCACACTGTTAATTTACCAATAAATGACCCCATTAGTTGTAAGAATTTTTGCGGACCTCAAGCACAATGCGCAATAACTAGAGAACAATGCACATCCGATATAGATTGTCAAGGTTGCAATCCTGGTCCTAAACAAGAAGACCCGTGTATAACTGAAGCTGTTCCGCCTTATGATGCAGGTGGAAAATTAGGACAACAGGGATTACAATATAGTCCATTGACAACAGGATATAATAATCATAATGCGGATTTTGCAGAATTATATCCAGGTGCAAAAGATGCTGAACTAAAAGTTCCATATCAAGGATTAGACTTATGGACCAAATCATTTAACGAAGGTTTAAAACTCTATAATAAAACTAGAGAATCAGCAGATGAATATAGCGAGGGTATTTCAAATGCGATACCATTAGCGTCAAAGAGTAAAATGCCTTTTTATGAGGCAAAATATCCAATGACAGTATCAGCAACCGGACAATTTTATCAGACAACACCTCCAGCATCAAATTCTACATTATCTTCATAATAATACTAACAAGATATTTATGATTTATGTAGCATACATCAATCCAACATTTCCTCCGATGAAGTTCACCACGTTTATTCTCTCCTCAAACAAATGTAAATCGAAATTATAATCATAAATTCGCCATGTAGGCTTATTAACTCCAATTATAGAACCAGTCTCTGGATCACAAATAGTTAAACTTTGCGCCAATGGGTCTAAAGGCGGTATAATTGTTGTGAATTCTAATTCGATTTGATTAAATCTACTCATATTTATAGCACCTGATGGTTGCAAATCTGAGTTATTTGAATGCACAGAAAAATTGTAACAGTAAAGCCCCGGTGGAGCACTGCCAGTTGTTCTAGTGTATTTTTCTATGTAATCGAATACTCCAGCTGGTTGAATATTTTCTCTGTAAGACCCGTCTAGAAGTATACCCATAGCCACCATTATTAATTTATCATTTTGTGGATTATAAGATTGATTTATTAGTATACTAGTTAACGTTCCATCTGGATTTACACCAGGACCAATTTCTATTGGTTGCAGAGTTCCCCCTATTGTGCGATAAACTGTATAGGTTCCTGATGTAGGTGCTTGTATAACATTCAATGGTAAAAAATTATATGGCCAATTAGTATAATTTGACCATTCGTTTCTTAAGTTCGCATCACTTCTCTGAAAATAGAACAGCCAATTAGATACCATACCTAAGGAATCTAATTCTACTCGGTTTGGACCAGTAACGTTAGGAAAAATTCTTTCGTGAACTTGTTTTATAAGATATTTTTGTTCCTGTAATGCAAACAGACGTTCTTCATCATTCGATAAAAACCCATAAGTGCAATTTAAATGAACATCGCTGTTCCACAATCCTCTTTGGTCTGTATAAGAATCAATCCCAATACATACATCCGGAGGTGGTTGTAAAAATCTGTGAAATTGCATATACCACGTATTGAAATTAGGGCAAATATAAGGATAATTATTTGTCGCATCAAATACGTCACGAATTTGAAATAATTGATTAATCGGTCTAAATGTAACATTTATATGTAATTCATTATACTGTAAAGACGTTAATGGAAAAGCCATTTGAGACTTTAAACAGAACCAATTATTTATGGGTATATACAAAATTCGCCCCCTAATAGATGGTTCTGGTCCCGCTAAATCTCCCGTATAATATGCATTTGGATATGAGTTAACACGACCATCTGCATTAGCTGGGTCAGTTATATTAGGGACTTGTCCAATCATTCTCTTAAACAAGTCTAGTTTAATTGCATTATAGTCGCGCTGAACTGAGGCCAATAAATAATCGCCTGAGTATTCTTGTAATGTATAATTACCACACGTAATACTGATTTTTGCAATCATCTTTGCTCCTATATTTTCAATCCATCTGAACTCATATGGCGCCCATTGTTCGATATTTCCTAGACCTTGGGCTGTCGTCGCCTCTGTAACTTGCTGAGGAGGCAATATTGGGCTCCAAATACTTGGCAATGCTACAGATAAATAACAGTCCATTAAAAGGTCTGCGTATCTAGGAATTTTAAAAGTAAATGTAGATTCCTCTGATAGACGTAATGTTTTTGAACCTTCATAATCTACTCTGAATTTCTGTAGACCAAAGTTAGTATATTGATGATAAGTCGATTTAAAAAATGATTTTGTTGGATTTCCATTTAAAACTATGTTTTGTTGTCCTTGACTTACTAGTTGCATGAGACCACCAGGCATTTTTATAATATAATACTATATTTTTAATTCCTTATTCGTCATAATATAAATTAATATGGATTTTATTCACACATTTATGTTTTAAAAGTATATAGAATTATGTTTTGCTATACTTTTTTTAAAAGTATATATAGAATTATGTTTTGCTATACTTTTTTTAAAAGTATATATATAATATGGACGGTTCTACAGAAAATATTAATAACACTGTTAATAATACTATTAAATCTATTACAGAAATGAAAGACACTACTGCTGTATTTTTAATTATTGGAGTAACATTGATTATTATCTTAATTGTAATAATATATTATTTTTATTATAGTAGACTTAAAAGCAAACAATGTTCAACAATGGATGCTGTTTATGGAGATTTAAACGGAAAAATTAGGTCAATTGATAATTCCGAACAATTTAATTATACTTTTAAAGATTACTATATTAAGACTGCTTATAATTGTTGTAGTGGTGGAAATTACAAAAACGACTACGTTGATACATGTATTTTGAAAGATTTATTAAAGCAGGGTGTTAGAGGTCTTGATTTTGAAATTTTCTCAATAGGGGATCAGCCAATTGTCGCTACTTCTACAAGCGATAGTAATTATGTTAAGGAAACTTTTAATTACATTAACTTTTCAGATATTATGAATATTATTCGAGATTATGCATTTGCCACATCTACTGCTCCAAACGCATTAGACCCCATAATTATACATCTTCGCATTAAAAGCACTAATCAAACAATGTATCAAAATTTCGCTAAACTTTTAGAAAATTACGATTCCATTTTAATGAGTAAAGACTATGATTCAGAATATTATGGACAAAATTTCGGTAATGTTGAGTTGAAAAAGTTAATGGGTAAAGTTATAATAATTGTTGATAGAAGTAATATAGCTTTCCTAGAATGTCCTGAATTCTATAAATTCGTTAATATGACAAGTAATTCGGTTTTTATGAGAGCCCTTCATTATTATGATATCAAATACAGTCCAGATATGAATGAGCTTATTGAATTTAATAAGCAAAATATGACAATTGGAATGCCAGATAAGGGGTCTAATCCAGAAAATCCTAGTTCTGTAGTTATGCGAGAAACTGGATGTCAACTTTTAGGAATGCGATATCAAAAAATAGATACTAACATTGAAGAAAATGACATATTCTTTGATGAAAACGGATATGCATTTGTTCTTAAACCTGAGAAGTTGCGTTATGTTCCTGTTACGATTGAACTACCGCCACCACAAAATCCAGAATTA